CTGCAGATCTTCGATGGTCAGGCGCTGGGGCTTATGAGGCCCTTCGAGCCAATCAACCTGGTCGGCGCCGATGCGCTTCACCAACCGGATGCGGTACTCGACCGCGTTGCCCGAGAGGTTCCGGTTGCACTTCACGCATTGGCGGTGGACGTTGAGCGGCTCGAACCGGAGTTCCGGGCAGGCACCCACCGACCGGTAGTGGCCGGCATCCCAGCGGCTGCCGGTGATGAGGTCGTGGTCGCTCGGGTTCGAGTCGCAGCTGATGCACGGCAGGCCGGCGTCGCGCTCGCGGATGTAGGCGTTGAACGCTGTCTGCGCCTCGGCCATGTGCTCGCGGCGGGTCTTCAGCTTCTCCCGGCGCTCCTGCAGGTCCTGGCGGGCCTGCTTGGTGATGGCCTTCGCCGCGATCTTCTGCAACGTGGGATCCTTGGCCATGGCCTTGGCACAGGCGATGCTGCACACCTTCTGCGTGGTCATGGTCGGCTTGAAGTGCTTGCCGCAACCTGGAGCCTTGCACTTTTTGGGCTTGATCTCCTTGGCGAGCATCAGCGTTCCTCCCGTTTCTGGCGCTGGTAGAAGCTCGTGACCACCTCGGCTAGGAACCGGCAGCCCATTTCACTCAAGCCGCTTGCGAAGTCCGCTGCCGCACCAGCGCGCCCCGCATACTCCTGGTCCAGGCGCTGAGCCACGGCGGAGCAGAACGATCCGATGTCCTCTGCGTCCATCTCCTTCACGACCTTATCTGCCGACAGGAACACGGTGGTTTGTGTTGTGATTCCAAGTCCGTCGCTCATGCCGCTTCCTCGCTCAGCAGGTCGCTGAAGACCACGCCCTGCGGCGCGAACTCAGCCACGATGCGGTCGGTGTACTGGCAGCCCTGGGCCCGGTCGAACAGCCGGCTGACCGGGAAGCCATCCGGCCCGAACATGGCGCACGGCCCCATCAGGCGAAGCTTCACCTCATACGGCAGGTGGATGAACGACTCGGCCCATCCTGTACGGAACTCCTCGCAGCCCGCGCGCATGATCGGCACGCCAAAGTGCAGCTTGCAGTACCGGCGCACGTCCTCGATGTCGCCCATCTCGGTGCTCTTGGCGATGCGGTCGTACATGGCGAACCACAGAGCGTTCTGGTCCAGGGTGCGGTCCTTGCCCGGGCGCATGCTGACGACGACGAACTTCTTGTCGCGGAACAGGCGGGTGAGCATGGTCACGGCCTCGGAGAGCTTTGCCTGGCAGTTGACGCTGATCTTCTCCGTCATACCGCCACCTCCTGCAGCTGCTTCTCCGCGGCACGCACCCGGGCGGTGAGCTGGCTGATCTCGTCCAGCAGGCCCAGCGCGACCTCCTCCACCGTTGTCTCGCCGAGGAACTCGTCCAGGGCGTCCGTGTGGCGCTCGAGAGCGTCACTGCCGGCGCGCCAGGAGGCGACTACCGACCACAGCAGGGGCTGGAGCTTTTGCTTGTCGATGGTCATGGACGGTCTCCTTCCAAGCGAACGGTTAACTCAGCCATGCAGACCTCTTGATCAACACTTTTCAGATTTATAAAATCTCGCGCACCGGCCTCAAGCCCGCGGAAACCTTGCGGAAAAGTGTCATCGCGGGTGAGAGGCCGATCAGTTTTCCTGCTCAAGACTTCACTCTTCATACCCCCTCCCCGGCCGGCTGCCCGGCGCGCTTGATGTTCAACTTGGCCAGCAGGTGTGCGCGGCACTGGGCGGCGCTGGTTGGGATCTGCTGGATCTCCAGCAGCCGCACCTGGCGCTGTGCGGCGTACTCGTCGGCGAGCTGGGCCAGGCTCTTCTGGCTGTCGTGGCCGATGCCAGTGGCGATGTCGCCCAAGGGCTCGCCGGCGACCAGCATGCGGATCGTGATGTCGTAGGCCCGGGCGAACACCTTCTCGGCCCGCTCCACCTCCATCGACCCCAGGTTCTGCGCCTCGCACTGCAGGGCAGCGTGGCGCACCGCTGCGTGCGACCAGGTGCGGGAACCTGCCCTGCTAGGGTGGAAATTCTCCAGCGCCTCTGCCAGGGCCCTCGCAAGCGGCGGAATGCCCATCTCTTCCGGGGTCGGCTGGCACAGCTTGATGAACTTGCCGCTGCTCGGGGCGAAGTCGGTACCCAGCACCCGGCACTTCTGGATGCCGAAGCGGATCTGCTCGAGCGTGTTGATGCCCGCGGCGACGAAGGACTTGATCCAGCTGCGCTTGGCAGCCTTCAGCGCGTCATCGTCGGGCCAGGCCTGCTTCCACGCTGGGAAGATGGCCTGCAGCTCCTTGAACAGGGCGTTGACCACTTCGGTGGTGCCCGGGTCGAGTTGCTTGGCCGGGGCCTGCAACTCGGCGGGCAGATTGCGGGCCGTAGCCATGATCTGCGTGACGCTGTTAGGAGCGCTCGGCGTGCTCATAGCGCCCCCAAGTCATCGGCCCATGTCGTGTCGTTGAAGTCGGGACCATTGGCCTGTCGCCGGGGTGGGAACGGATGGACATTGCCTGGCGCCGGCAGCTCGTCATCCCAGCGCTTGCCGTTCAGCCAAGTGGCCGGGTGCGGGATGAATTGGCCGCCGTCCTTGGTCCAGTCCGGCGAAGCCGCCCAGGCAGCCAGCGCGCTAGCCATACGCTCGAACAGGTCGGCGTCGACTTTCAGCTTCGACCAAGCCTTTTCGGCATTGGCCTTGCCCACCTTCCGCGGGTAAAGCCTCCAGAACCGAACGAACAGGTCGCCGTCATCGCTCGATGACGAAGTCTTTTGATCTTGTTCATTATCTTCTCTTCTCTTCTCTTCTCTGGTCCGCGTTCTGTCCGCATCGTCTGCGGACAAATTGCGGACAGAATCAGCCTTTCGAGAAACCCGCTTGCGCTCGCTATCGTTTGCTCGACGCTTCGCGCTGGCCCCGTTGTGCTCGTCAAAGCGAGGCATGACAAGGCTTCCCTCCTCATCGATATCTGCCCATTCGACATCAACCATGGCCTGGGTGAAGCCCGGCCAGCCGATCACGGCATCCATGGCATCGGTGGTGTACCCATGCAGCACTCCATCAGCTGAATGGGTGTCAAAGATGCTCCAAGCGACATGCAGTCCGCCGATCACCCGCAATCTGTCCGCACGCAATGCGGACACCATGCGGAAAACTTTCGGATGCGTCTGAAGATCTACGCGCATTTTGATCCAGTCTCCGGCCATTACTTGGCTCCCACGCCGACCAGGTCGACGAGTTCTTCGAAACGATCGATGTACCAGTGCGGCTGCGTTTCTCTCGGGCACTGAGGGCTGGTGATGTTCTTGCCGTAGCGCAGGCCCTTATCAGTCACGGACCAGAAGCACACAGGTTCGCGCTTGCTGTTCTGCCGGGTTCGAGCCTGGAGGAAGCCAAGCCCGGCCAGGGCACGGTTGAAGGCAGGGGCCGACGTGTTCACTCCGTGGCGCTTGAGCAGAGCTGTCACAGCCATGGTTGGCATTGAGCTCCCGCCGGTCGCATCTGGTGGGGAATCGATGGCATAGCTTGGTAGGAATTGCGGATCGAGCCCGTTGTTCTCGGCGATCTTGGCGAGCATCGCCAACTGGCTGGATGGAGCTGGCTTCAGCAATCGAGTGAAGCACTCCATGATGGCGATCTCGCCGATGACTTTAGTGCCGGTGGTTCCGGTAGCAGCCCTGGCCAGATCGCGCTCTTCCAATTCGCGCCAGCGACGGATCACCTTCATTCGCAGCGGTGCGCTGTAGCCTGCAAGCAAACAGTCGGTATGCTCGCGATCTAGGAGGTACTGGGTTTGCCGGCGATTGCGACCATCCAGGTAAATGTCCTCAAATTTGAGGACATCAGCCCCAAGGTCACTGAGCATCGCGAGGATGTCGCGCCTAACGTTGTCGTGCCTCTTGCCGGTCAGACTCGCAAGCTCTCTCGAAGACATCGTGCGCGCCACGAAATCACCGCCAGCATTTTGTGGCGCGGGCCTGGGCAGGGCCTGTACATCGTGTTGGTGGGTGTGCATAATCGACTCCAGTCATATGCAGTTGAAGAAGCCGGGCCGCAATCCCGGCTTTTTTGTGCCCGCAATTCGGGCTTATCAGGCCCTGGTCAGGGCCGTCGATGGAACGGCGTCACTGAACCCCGTGGATTTCGGGGTTTTGTTCGGATGGCCAGTTCTCGACGGATCAGCTCGGCCGCCAGCGCACCAGGGGTCATACCCCGTCGTTCCGCCTCTCGCTCGAGCTGCTCCATCAATCCCTGGTCCAGGCCGACCTGTTCAGTAGGCATGGGCCCTCCTCCGGGCCTTCAGGCCACTTCTTGTTCAGCGGTAGTCTCCGAAGACAGGGCAGCCAGCTGCGCCTCCAGCAGCTCACGGCACAGCACAGCGCGCTGCGTGCGGTGAAAAGTCGCCAGCGCCTGGATCAGGTTTAAGGTGTCCTCATCGACCCGGACCTTGATCTCGCGGTCATGCAGGTGCTTGGGGTTGGCATACATGCGGGGATTGCTCCTTGCTGTTGAAGGTGGTTACGCGGCGCCTTTCAGCGCTTTTCGGGCGAATGGGATGAGGTCCGGGCGCAGGCCGGCGATGGTGATCTCGCCGTCCGAGGCGTCCTGCAGTCGTTCGGCGAGTTCGGTAGAGGCCTTCCGGTGACCACCTGCGAGCTGCCAGAGGTGGCCAACAGTGGTCTTCGCGTCGGCTGCGACCTGCTGCCGGCGTTCATTCGTGGCCCTGCCCAACCAATCACGGAGGTGATCATTCATGAGGGTTCTCCTTACACATAGAACGAAATTTAGCTCATGGCTAATCTCAGAGCAAGGGTAATTTAGCTTTGCGCACATTTAGCAGTCAGCTAAACACTGGCATTCTTCGCGTCATGGATATCTACGAGATTCGCAAGCACAACCTGGTCAAGCTGATTGGCGGCCAGAGAAAAGGCTCCTGCGCTGAGCGCTGGGGGATGGCGCCTGCGCACCTGAGCCAGATCCTTTCAGACAAGACCGCGAAGAACCTGGGCGACGATGTGGCCCGGCGGATCGAGGGCATCGAAGGCCTGCCCCGCGGATGGTTCGACTCGATCCCTTCGGATGAAGAGCCGCGCGCGGCAGCGCCGGGCTTAGATGCCGGCGGAAAATCGGCATCCGACCTGGTCAAGCAGATGCTGGCGAAGAGCGGCAAGGGGATTCCGGAGGAGACACGGCAGCGCTTGCTGGCGGCAGCCGAGGAGCCAGCGGCCACAAACGTGATCACCGCCGACTTCTCCCGCCCTGGCCTAGTGGGTGATGAGGTCTGGATCGCGCACTACGACATCCGCGCGGCCATGGGCGGCGGCCAGGCGGTGCAGGACTACCCGGAAATGCTGCAGGACGTGCGCGTCAGCCCGCGGCACCTGCGCGAGCTCGGCGTGGAGTTCACCGAGCACTTCCATCTGAAGCTGGTCACCGGCTGGGGTCAGTCGATGGAGCCCACCATCAAACACCGAGACCCACTGATCGTCGACGTAAGCATCCGCGAATTCGTTGGCGACGGGATCTACCTGTTCTCCTGGGGCGATCACCTCTATATCAAACGCCTACAGATCGCTGACGAGGATCACTTCGAGATGATCTCGGACAACAGCAAGCACAAGGATCGGATGATTCGGCGGGAGGACACCTACATACAGGCTAGGGTGCTACTAGTGTGGAATGCACACCTGGTATGAGCTTAAGCGGGTCATATCGAGGGCGGCCAGAGAATTTAAGGATTTGAAATGAGCGATCACTCATCATCAGTCAAGGACTTCGAGGAATCTAAATTCTTCATCACCTACGACGAAATGATTAAGTACATGGATTCCAAGTTTACTAGCACCGTGTGCCCACACTGCGGGAAGGATGAGGGCTGGTTTGCAGATACTGGCAACGCTGAGGACCATAGCGATGCTACCGAGCGCATGACGCTCTACAAAAAGCCGTATGCTCACAGCAAACTGTTCCGCTTGTACGTTGTCATGAGCTGCGCCAATTGCGGAACGATGAGGTCTATCTCTGCTCAGCGGGTAAGGGATTGGGTTAATGAGCAGACGGAGTCATCAAATGGGTGATGTAGTAGACCGCGGTCACTGGGGTAGAAAAACTCACCCTGCTGATGGCGACGACGCCTCTGCTACGAAGAAGCGCGGCGCCGAGAACGCTCTCGACGCTTCCCCTGATTTAAGCCATGCTAGGCCCATGAACGACATCACGCGCGAAGAATTCAACGCCAAGCTCGAAACCATCGAAGCCAAGATGGAGGCTCGTGCCGAGGCTGTTTCGGCCAAAATCGATGCATTCCTGGCGATCCAGGCGGAGCGAGACCAGCGTCTCAATGAGCGCCTAGGTTCATCTATCGTGCTTTCGGACGAATGGAGCCAGAAATTCAGGATGCTTGCAGAACAGTCGGTGCAAGCCGCAACCAGCGCAGAAGCCTCAGCCAAGGAGGCTGCAACACTTAAGACGCACTTCTGGGCGAGCGTGATAGCTCAGTTGCTTGCCGTGGGGGCAATTGTCGTAGGGGCGTACTTTGCCAACCAGGCAAACGTGCTCTCAGCAGTGTCTACCACCGTTTCAGTTTTCCAGGCCGGAAAAGATCAGACAAAGTCGGCAGAAGCACAGGCACCTGCATCCCATCAAGAAAGCAAATGAAGCAGCCCGCCTCGGCGGGCTTTTCATTGCGCATCAGAAAGGAGCCACTTCCGGCTCGCCACCCTCCTCGATCTCCTCCCGCTCGACCACTTGGTCGCTGTCATCCGGCTTTTCCCATTGCAGGATCACCGATCCGTCATCACAGAAAGTCATATCCAAGCCGTAAGTCTCAGCCAGCAGCTCCATGATCGCCTCCCAGTCCTGATCACTGTCCGTGGCCAGGCGATGGATCAGTACCCTCCTCCCCAGCTGCGCCAGCGGCGAGTTGATCATCGCAGATACCCGCAAACCCAGGCGCTCCAGGCCGGTCAGTTCGGGGCGCGCGGCCATTGAGGTGTCTTCGAGTACTGCTGCCATTTCCTACCTCCGCTACTGTATATCCGTACAGATGTATCGGAATCATAGCTCAGTGCTAAACGAAGCGTAAAGGCGAATCCGCTGGCAAAACGGTTCAGCCGGCTGTTTGTCGCCCGGCGAAAAAAATTTAGCTCTGAGCTATTGACGATATTTTAGCTTGAGGCTAAATTTCACCTCAAGCAGTCACCGATCAGGGACTGCCGAGGCCCTCCCAGGCCGCCGCTCTTTAACAGCCAGCGCAACAACCAACAGACCGCATTGCCTCTACCGGCGACCGGCGCCAGACAGCCCCGAAAGGCTGCCCACGACAGGGACAACCCTGTACGGCTGACGAAGGTGAAACGCCTGAACCGAGAGAACGACCCGGGCATGCAATGCGCCCCGCCACCCCGGCGGTAATGGGACAGAAAGATTTACTGATGCCGGTTCACTGAGCCGGCATTGGAAATCAACTGGAGATAAGCCATGAGCAGGCAGAACGATGTTGAGCACCTGCAAGACCTGATGCAGAAAGGCGAGCTGACAGCCGATCAGGCAAACGTCCAGATGGTTCGCAATGAGCGATTCCGGCTGGTCATCAACGGGCTGCCGGCACGAGTACGCAGCGCCCTGAACGCCGCCGTGAAGTCTGGCGAACTGGAGCGCATGAAGAAAGACGGCCACAAGCCTGAGTGCTACTACCACCCCACCTTCAAGCATCTGGCGGTCGCGGCTCGGAATCGCAGAGAGCAGGAGATTCGACAGGCCAGCACCTGCTGCCTGACCCGGATGATCGACATCCAACCATGAGGAGACGATTCCCCGGTGCGCCTCAAGCGGGGCGCATCAGGGGGAATCCACTGAGGAACACGACATGCACCTGAAAGACCAAGGCTTCAAGTTCTGCATCAGCCCAGACAAGAAACAGGGCCAGTGGCTGCATCCGACCGTGTTCAAGGTCATGCATCCAGACTGGACCGATGTCACGGAATGGCCGACAGAGCAGCTGGTGGCCTACCTGATGCCGGCGCCACAGCAGCACGAGTTGTTCGCAGCATGACGATTTCACTGGCTGGCCTTGGCGACAGGGCCAGACGGGAAATCAACCGCCCTGGAGGGCAAGACGATGCGTGTCGGAGATCGCGTGACAACTCCAGACGGACAGGGAGTCATTACAGCCACCGAGTTCTACTCACGGCTTGGCGGTGGGATTTTCCGCTATGGAGTAAGGCTGGATATTCAAAGGTATTTCTACCCAGTTGCCTATTACTGGCATGAGGAACTGAGAGGCTTGTGATTCCCTGAAAGCCGGAAAGACGGCCCGATGCCCTGCTCCCCATCGCAGGGTGCATCGGGATTTGATCTGAACCGCCAGCAAACTTTAAGGCGCTGGCATCTAGCCGAGACACGAGGGTTTGCGACCTCGGGAAGAAAGCAAGACCGCGACCTGGCAGTGAGCAATCACCGGAGCGCGGCTGTTCGGGGCGCGGACGTCGGCGCCAAGCGGGGCTTGCCTTCCGCACAGATCAAATCACCGATGCATCCCGCATCCCAACCGGAGTGCCACATGCTCCTTCTCATCCTGATCGGCGCAGCGCTCAGCCACATGAGGCCAGAACCTCATCATGAAAGCGGCCTGCCTACCGGTCCATTGCGCAGTCACAGCGAGCGCTGGCGATGTACCAGCGGGGCAAGGCCTTTCTGGGGGTCAACGTCCCGCCAAAAATTATCGACTCTGACGCAAGGCCATTGAGCCTATGGAAGAAAGCCCGGGGAATCCTCGGGCTTTCACGCTTCACCCCTTCCCTTCAATTCGACCGCATTGGCAGGCGCCAGGCCACCTTTCACGGTGGGTTTGGTCACCCGCGCCTGGCGCCTGGCCAATGCGGCCACGCAACCATCTGGATAAAGCCATGTATTCGAAAAGCCCACGGCGCCTCGAGAAGCAGAGTCGCTTTGAAAACCGCATACAGCGGAAGGCTCGCAAAGCTCTGCGCATGAAAGCGCTTCAGCTTGCCGCTTTCACCAAGTAACCCACCACCTGGAGGCGACTATGGCCTACCCGTACCTAGGCGATCACAGGCTGGAACCGGACGACGACTCGTTCGAATGCCCCTGGTGCGGGGCTCAGCCATGCAACCAATTCGCCCTGATGCAACACCTGAAGCGCTGCCCGGTGAAGGCTGCGCAAGATGAGCCGGAGGCAGCATGAACAAGAAGACCAGGCAAGACGTTGTCGACTTCATCGAGGCGCGCTTTGAATGGGCGCGGGAGCGGTTCACGGATGTGCTTCGGGCCGAGCTCGACACTGCAATCGACCTTGCCGGCCTCGTTGGGGCGATCGACTTGAAGGAGCAGCGCTACTTCAAGGAGCGGCTGAACCGCTTCGTCATGGATGATCACCAGCAATGGAAGATCGCAAATGGGAGAGTCGCATGAGCACGGCACCGGTTAAAACCCTGATTGACGAACAGCTGGAGCAGATCGAGCGCAGCTTGGAGATCATCGGCGTGGGCCTGCCGCGAGAACTGCCGGTGCAGAAGCTCCCGCCGGAGATCGTCGCGGCTCTCAAGGTCGGCCAGATTGCTGTGAGGCCCAGGCCATGACCCGCTACCAGCGCGCCCGGCGCCTGGTCATCTGGCGCGGCTCTTTCTCCATGCTCTTCGCCTGCACCTTCTTCATGCTCGCCAGCGCATTGGCCGGCAGCATCACTTCCTGAATCACACGCACCCGAGCCCGGCGGGCCCCACGGGGATAACCGGACCCACCCGGGAGCGTAATCGGCGAGAGCGCGCAACCATCCACCGCAGCCAGGGCCTGGAGCGTACCTCCGTGCCTGGGTGACCTGGCATTCCCTATTCCAACTGACGGCGCCGGCCTGGCGCGAGGTTTTCCCAATGTCCGCAGAACAGAAACTGATCGCTATCGAAGAGATCAGCGAGGCGAACGCCCCGGCCATCTACGTGGCCGGCGGCCTGCAGCAATTCATCGACCTGGTGAAGGGTGAGATCGAAGGCGAAGTTCCCGATCTGACCACCCTCAAGGGCCGCGAGCGCATCGCCAGCCTGGCCGCCAAGGTCAGCAAGTCGAAGACCGCGGTCGAAAAGCCCGGTCGCGACTACCTGCGCCGGCTCAAGGAAATGCCCAAGGTGGTCGAGGCCGAGCTGCGCGACTTCGTGACCAAGATGGACACGCTGCGGGATGAAACGCGCCGGCCGCTCACCGAGTGGGAAGCCGCCGAGGATGCCCGGATCGACCGCCACAACGACCGCCTGAACTGGCTCAAGACGCTTGCTGACGACCTAGGTGAGCTGTCCTCGCTGCATATCAAAGGCCTGATTGCTGAGGCTGAAGGCATGCAACTGGGCGCCCACTGGGAAGAGTTTGAAGCCGAGGCGGCAAACGCAAAGGACAAGGTTCTTTCCACCTTGCGGGCAGCGCTGCAGAAGCGCGAGCAGTTTGAAGCTGAGCAAGCCGAACTGGCCCGGCTTCGCCGCGAAGCAGAAGAGCGCGCGGAGCAAGATCGCATCCGCCTCGCACAGGAGGCCGCAGTCGAGGCTGAGCGCCAGCGTGTGGCCCAGGCGCAACAGGCCGAGCGTGAAGCCGCCGCCCGCCGCGAGCAAGAACTGATCGACCAGGCTGCCGCCCAAGAGCGCGAAGCCGAGAACCAGCGCCTCCAGCTCAAGTTGCAGGCCGAGCAAGCAGAGCGCGCTCGCATTCAGGCCGAGGCCGACCGCGTTGCCACTGAGCAGCGGATGGAGCAAGAGCGCCAGGCCGCCGCGCGCCGACAGGAAGAAGCGGCCGAGCAAGCCCGCCAGGACGAGCGCCGCCGCGCCGATGCAGCAGCAGCCGAAATCCTCCGGCAGCAAGAGGCCCGCGAGCGCGACAAGGCGCACCGCGCCAGCATCAACCGCGCCGCGCTGGACGCATTCATTGCCGGCGGCATGCCCGAGGCCTGCGCTAAGCAAGCGGTCACCCTGATCGCCCAGCGCAAGATCCCGAACATCGCCATTACCTACTGAGGTGCGACAT